CAACAAACGTGTGGATGAAATGTTGTTGATTGTCAATGATCTCAGGCGGCAAGGACTACAACAAGGAACAGATTTTGATTTTGCGTATTATCAGCCTAGATGGGACAACATGACAGGAGATGTTCCGGGCTATGTTGAGTTTAGATTTTATGACAACAAGTGGGCAACGTGGTTTAATTTAAAATGGAGTTGATGATGAAATGGGAACAACAGGAAGTGATACGACTGCTCAAAGGAGCACCAGGCACACAGTATCAAGAAGCAGATGACACAAACCGACATGTCATGCGTGACTGGGTCAGGAGTTTGTTGGAAAAACAACCTATCACAGTGACCTTTACCAAAGCAGATGGTACAGATCGCACCATGCGATGCACACTGCATTGGGATTTGATTCCGGAAAAACCCCCAATGGCTGTTATATCACACAGTGCTTCTATTGTGGGACGTGTAGACGGGCTTGTAACAGAATCCACTAAACCCCGAAAGCAACCAAAAGAACCCGATCCTGCTGTGATCAAAGTGTATGATCTGGACGCCGGAGCATGGCGCAGTTTCCGAATGGACCGGCTGAAGAAGATTAGCGCAGAGCTGAGTTTTGAATAAGTAATTGCTTATGGCAAAAGAAGAAACAATCAACATGGAAGGCCGGGTGGAGGAGATTTTACCAGCTGCCATGTTTAGAATTAAATTAGACAGTTTAGATACCACAGTGCTAGGACACTTGAGTGGGCGCATGCGAACCAACAATATCAAAGTGTTACTAGGGGATCGTGTGGAAATTGAATTTACACCTTACGATCTAACTCGGGGACGTATTACACGTAGGAAATAATTATGAATTCTTTTGAACCCGGCGCTAAAGTATTGTTTCTTGGCAACAATGACGAATCCACAGATCAACAAGTGTCAAACTTAGCAAAGCAACACGCTAGTGTCAATCATGGATTGGTGTTAGATTCTGCATTTGATCCGCAAAAACCTGGATATTATCACACAACCATAGTGGATATTCCTCGTGGCAAATTAATTAAATTTGCTGAAAAATTCAATGTTATTGTCATGCTCGATCAGGCTTCGGACCAATGGAGTCATTGGAAATGTTTCCAGGCCACATTTAAGTTAATGGTTGATTTAGAAAAACTAAATTACCAAACAGTATTCAGAGACAACAACAGCGTAAAGAAAATTTCTTATTGGACTGACCTGGTTTACAATAAAAATAAAAGTTTTTGCATATATCCCTGGATCAATCGTTATGATAATGGAAAACAATTAAAATTATGTTCACGTGATAACGGATCAGTTGCACCAAGCGATCAACTCAAAGATTGGAAAACTGATGTTAACTATGCGCAAATTCGAAACAAAATGTTACAGGGTGAAAAGTTACCAGACCGTTGTACCACGTGTTACTCATACGAAGATCAAGGCATCGAAAGTTATAGACAATTTGAAACCTTAGATTGGGTTACACAATTAAATTTAGAAACAATTGAAGATTTAAAACAAATAGATCATCCTCATTTTTATGAAATGCACACCGGAAACAACTGTAACATTAAATGCAGAGGTTGCCAACCGGCACTTAGTGAGCCAATTGGAAAAGAATTAAAAAAATTTAATATTGTAACTCCTGGCCCATTATCCTGGATTTCAAGCTCTGCAAAAATTGATTCAATTGATATTGACAAATTAGATAAAAAAAGTGAAGTGTATTTCCAAGGTGGTGAACCCACAATCATGCCAGAAGTTTTGGAGTTTATGAAACGCTGTATAGCAAAAAATCGAACAGATTTTTTTCTTACAATGTGTACAAATGGTGTAAAATTTTCCCAAGAATTTTTAGAAACAGTTTCACATTTTTCCAACACCAATTTTAGTTTTAGTATAGACGGATTTTCAAAAATCAATAACTACTGGAGGTCGGGATCTCGTTGGGAAAAAGTTATAGAAAATGCTCACATGATGGAATCTCGTGGACATTTTGTTAGCATTAATACTGTGCCAGGCATTTACAATGTAACTAATTTACACCTGCTGTTTGAATTTTTAGATCGTGAATTTCCGTTTACGGCCATCTATCTTCAAATCAATTACTTGGATTGGCAGTCGGCATTTAATCACCCTAATAAAGACCTAGTGATTGAATCCATGAAAAAATGTATGCAAACCTCCATTTATCATTCAAACGGTAAAAGTTGCAAAAGCGGAATAGACAGCATTTACAATTACTATACAAACAACCCAGTTTGCAATATTGAAAATCTACGAGATTTTTTTATGTATAATGATCAGTTGGATCATGCTCGTGGCACCAAGTTGGCAGATTACATACCCGAACTAGAAGCTGTGAGAAGTTATATTCTTTAGGATGTAAATAAACATGTTAACAGGTCTAATTAATCAAATTAAGTCTGCTAAATTTAATTCAATACTTTGGGATTGTAGCCAATCTTACAATCAAACGTTGGATCAAATTAGACAGAAAAATCATTTAACTTTATATAAGGCACAGGCATGAAAACAAAAATATTTGGCTTTGGAGATAGCTTTGTCTTTGGCAGCGAACTTGCCAATAATAATGATGGACAACAAAGTTGGATTGGCCTGGCAGCACGGAAATTAGGCGTTGATTATGAAACTACCGCTGTGCCGGGCTGTGGTAACGAAAATATTAGTCGTCAAATTTTAACATATTTTTCAAATAATTCCAGTGACAATGTGTTGGCTGTAATTAATTGGACATGGGGTGCTCGGTGGGATTTTTATATTCCACAGCAGGAAACATGGACTACACTGGGACTAAGCTGTGTCCCGTCAAAGTTAGCACCATTGGTTGGATCAGAAGATGCTGAAAAGATTTTAGAATTCTACGGAAAGTATCCTGGACACAGTACATTGTGGGACAAGTTTAGAACTCTACAAACCATTTACTCTACACAACAATTTTTAAAACACATTGATGTTCCTAGTATACAAACATATATGGATGCCGAAATGTGGGACACAACTTGGCATGCTCCAGACTATGTTAAAACCTTACAAGATCTTACCAAAGAACCTTTGCAAACTTTTGAAGGATTAACTTTTCTAGATTGGAGTTATAAACATGGATTTAGTGTAACCGATCCTGGGCTACATCCACTCGAGGATGCTCACTTGGCTGCCTGTGTTCTTTGGCAAGACAAGTATGATCAAGTGTTAACTGTATAAATATCCTTATGCGTGAACAAATTGATCTAATCGAAGCAAGCACTCGACCAGCCAAACTGGAAACTACACCACTGCCTTACGGTGAGAAAGACCTTGAGCCAGTACTGAGCAAAGAAAGTTTAGAATACCATTATGGACATTTGGCCAAAGGGTATGCCCGGCGTTACAATGCAGGCGAAGGCAATGCGGATTTTAATCGTGCTGGCAGTTTCCTGCACAATAAGTTTTTCCCCCAACTCCGAGCTCCTAAGGGTGCCAACAGACCACGCGGTGCAGTACTGGCACTGATAGAAGAACACTTTAAAACATACGAAGACTTTAAACAAGCAGTCAAAGAAACTGCAATGAAAATCCAAGGATCCGGATGGGTTTATCTCAGTACCACCGGCACAATCAAAACAATTCCCAACCATGCTGTGCGTACAGATATATGCGTACTTATTGATTGGTGGGAACATGTATGGGCCCTGGACTACCAATGGGACAAAGAAAAATACCTGGACAATATATGGAAAATTATTGACTGGGATGTTTGTAACGAAAGACTATAATGATATTAGAACCCAGTGCAGTTGTAAAACTCAAAGACATACTAGCAGAAGAAAACAATCCTGACATTAAACTACGTGTATTTGTGCAGGGAGGTGGCTGTTCTGGATTTAGTTACGGGTTTACGCTGGATGAAGTGCAAAACGAAGACGACATGGACTTTGAATACGACACAGTGAAAGTGCTGGTTGACTCAATGAGTTGGCAATACCTTCAAGGCTCCAGCATACGCTACGAAGAAGGCGCAATGGGCAGTAGTTTTGCTATTAATAACCCGCAAGCAGTGTCAACTTGCGGCTGCGGCAGCAGTTTTAGTCCGAGTTAACGCAAAACACCGAGCGTGAGTGATCTGGTAAATACACTACCAGAGGACTCAAATATATGGCTCGTGAAATTATCAATGTAGGTGCGGCTCCGAATGACGGACAAGGCGATCCCATACGCACCGCATTTACCAAAACAAACAACAATTTTGGAGAACTTTACTCCAGAATTCAAACTGTACCTCCTGTTGCGTTAACAGGCAGCGTGGGCGACGTTGCAGGCATGACTGCGTACGACGCAGAATATTACTATTATTGTTTTGCAAATTACAATGGGTCATCTGTAATTTGGAGAGAAGTTCCAAATGCCGCCCAGGCCAATATCACTGCTTTGTCAGCAACTGGCAACGTCACAGCCAATTATTACATTGGTGATGGCAGCCAATTAACCAACGTAATAGCCGGGGCTGGCCCAGAGATTATCAATGGCAATACCAACATTACCCTGGCCAACAACGGCAATGCAAACATAACAATCAACGGTACATCAAACGTTGCTGTGTTCACAACCACAGGTGTTGTTATATCTGGTAATGTCACTGCTGGCACACTCAGTACAACCGGCAATGTCAGTGC